TGTTGATGCAGCGCTAGAATTAGCGTTTACATATGTTATTAAATCTGATGCTGCAACTTGGACCATAGTTCCATTATCATTAACCACGAATCTATCGGCATCAACTAAAGTCGTAGATGTAGCTGATGTTCCACCATCTACAATATTAAGCTCTGCTGCTGTAGAATCTACAGCTGCTAATTTTGTTAAGTCTGCTTGAACTAATCCTGAAACACCATCTAATAAATTAAGTTCTGCTGCTGTAGATGTAACTGCTGTTGAGTTTAAAACTAACTTACCATCACCTATTGTAACTTTGTCATTAAAAGTTGCTGCTCCAGCATCTGACATATCTAAAGTTAAAGCTGTAATTTCTGATCCACCATCATTACCTTTAATAACAAAATCGCCATCACTAACAGCTGTTTTAAGAATTCCTGTGCCTGAATTTTCAGATAATTCAATATAAGATGTTCCATTATCTCTAATAGCTACAAAACCATTAGATGCACTATCTAATAAAATATTTCCTGTAACATCAAGTAAGAAATAACCTGTAGATGTAATTGTTAAATTAGTTCCATCACCCTCGATTTTTTCGCCATCATCACCAAATGTCAAACCAACATTAGCTGGTATATTAATATCTGTTGTAGCTGTTAAATGTAAATCATTAGATGAGTTTACTGTTAAATCTGTTCCATCACCAGAAATTTTTTCTCCAGAATCCGCAAATTGTAATTCTTTTCCTGAAGCCATTAATAATGCAGAAACATCTCCATCAAATCTTGCAACCTCAGTTGAAGAACCACCATCGTTAACTTTAAATATTATATCTTTGTTTGATGTTGCAGACTCAATAATAAAATCAGTAGAACTGTTTGTAAAAGTAGCAATTGATGTACCACCATCTTTAAAAATTATATCTGCACCATCTGCATCAAGAATAATATCTGTAGTTGCATCAAGTGTAATTGTAGAACCAGAGTCTATTTCTGCAATAACTGGTGTAGTTAAGGTTTTGTTTGTTAAAGTTTGTGTTGCCACAAGAGATACTAAAGTTGAGTCAGCACCGTCTGGTAACAACATTACATTTGTAACACTTGCTGAGTGTGGCTGTGCTTTTAATATTTGCCCGTGGCTGTTCTGTTCACAATTAAATTGTATAGCACCTGAATTTGTATCACCTAAAACAGTTACATGCCCTGTGCCTTTTGCACTTATATTAAAATCAATATTAGAATCACCACCAGTAGCTTTTATTGATGGTGGATTACCTGTTGCAGCATTTGTTACATCAAATTGATTAACTGCTGAACTTGTTGTTTGAAATATAATTTGTTCGTTACCATTTTCATCTGCAATAAAATGTGCATCATCAATTAAAATGTTTGCAGAGTTAGTATCTAAATCACCACCAAGTTGAGGTGATGTGTCTTCTACTAAATTTGATATTGCACCTGATGTAGCTAGTCCTGCCACAATTGTTGATCTTGCAATCTTTTTAAGTCCACCACCTGAAGTATCTACTGCTATAAAAACATCATCATTTGCAACTGTAGATATTTCAGATAAACTACCTGCAGCTACTGAATTAAAATTTGTACCATCTGCAATTAATAAATTACCTGCAGTGTTTGTACCCATAGTAATATCATCACCAGATACTGTAAGATCTCCAGTTACAACTAAATTTTGTGAAGCTGTTACATTACCACTTGAGTCAATAGCTAAAGCATCTGCATCAGACGTATGACCTATGTTAGTTCCATTAATAATTATACTATCAACTGTTAAAGTTGTAAGTGTTCCAACAGATGTAAGATTAGGCATTGCTGTAATTTCATCATCAAAATATGCAGCTAAATCCGTAACTGCAACTTGTACCATTGTACCATTATCATTTAATACAACTCTATCTGCATCTGCAACTGTTGTTGAAGTAGCTGACGTACCACCATCAACAATATTTAATTCTGCTGCTGTTGAATCAACTGCCGCTAGTTTTGTAAAGTCTGATTGTACTAATCCAGAAACTCCGTCTAATAAATTTAATTCTGCTGCTGTTGATGTAATTGCCGTGCTTCCAAAAGTAAGTCCACTTTCTGGAACAACAATACTACTACCTGATTGTGCTGTAAAAGTATTTGCTGTAAATTGAAAATCATCAGCGCCTGCTATTTTAATATCTATTTGATCATCTGTATCTGCTGTAATAGTTGTATCACCATCAGCATCTAAAACTAATTCTCTACCTTCAATGTCAAGAGATCCACCAAATCCTGCATCTACAAGATTTGTTCCATCAGAGTAAACTAATCGTGTAGTTTTTTCTGATACACCAAAAGTAATACCTGTTCCTGATGCTGTTTTAAATTGTACAGTGTAAGCACCTGATGTGCCATTAGTTACAATATAAACTTTTTCAATTGAATCTGGTACAGTTACAATAGAGTTACCTGTTATTGTACCTGTTAATTTTATAACTGCGTGACGTGCTACTGATGTAGATTCTGTAGAGTCCCCATCTGTAATAGTTAATGCTGTTGTTCCACCACTAGTTACTGCTTGCTCTACATAACCAGCAATTGCTTTTTCTACTATTTCTAAATTGGTATTAGTTTTATCTCCCCATGTACCGGCGTTTTCGCCAGTTGCCATTTTTTCTATACCAAGATCTGTAAACGTTGATGCCATAATTTCTTATACTCTTTTCTTAATTAATTTCCATTTATTTTTACGGTGTTGCAGAGTCAATTTTTGTTCTAATTGTACCATCTGTGTAATCGTCTCTTCGTCTTCTACCTGTTTGTTCTAACGCAAATTTTTGAGCTTCTTCTTTATATTTTGCGTCGTATAATTGTAACATGTCCATTGGTCCTTTTAAAAAAGCATACGCTTCTGCTAAACAAGCATATAATAAACCGTTAGGAAAATTCATACTAATGTAATTAGTGTCAGTATTTTCAAATATACTTGGCACAGCATTATAGTGTATTTTATATGCAAATGTATCACTTGGTGTTGGTGATACAATTATAGATCCAGAGTTTGATGAGCTTTCTCCTGTTGCTCCAGTGTCTAGCATAGCATAATATTTTGGTGTGCCAGTAGATGTGGTTGCTGAAATATATTCTTCTAAATATGTTAAATCTTTTTTTTCTAAATAAGTATTAGCACCAGTATAAGTAGATCCAGTTGCAGTGTAAACCTGCACCGCTGTAAAATTACCTGTAGATGTTTTTCTATCTGCATCAATTGGTATATCTCTAAAAATTTTATATTGTGCATTTAAGATAATATTTTCTATAACTGAATCTGACAGCACAGTGCTATCTACTTCTGTGTAACTTCTTATTTGTGTTTTTAATCCTGATGCACTTATTCCTGCCATTATGCTGTTAGAGTTGCCGGACCTGCCGAGCAATTCTCTCCTCCTCCTGATTCACTTCCACTTGTAGCAGTATCTGTGTCTACAGTAAAGTGGTAGAAATCTGTTGTGTTAGTAATGTTTCCACTTGAATCTCTTTTGCCAATTGTAATAGAATATCCAGCGGCTTTTGCAACGTTTGATCCTGTTATACCATCAAATGATCCAGGGTTTGCAAAAGTTCCAGCAGTAGATGGTGATCCTCTAAATCTTACTGTGTCACCTGTTGATCTACCATGTGATTTTTCTGATACATTTATAATTCCTGATGAAGCTGCAATAGTTTCAAAAGGATTTGGTATTAATAAAGTTGCAATAGCATTTTCTGTTCTATCGGGTCTTGCATTTAATAATGATTGTGGATCACCTCCGTGTTGTCTTGGTTGTAGTTGTGGATGTTTTTCTTCAAATTCTGATATGTGAACTAACATACCAGTCCATTCTCTAACCATTTCATTGTATGGAAATTCCATTCCTGATCTGTCTGATATTGCTTTTGCGTATTTTCCTGATGCGTATGCCATAGTTATATATTTGGATAATAAGTTTTAGGGGTTATATAAGAACTAGAAGCTGAGCCGTCTTCTGCTAAAGCTCTTGCTAATTCATCTTCGTAAAGTAATTTCATTTGTTGTACTAATTGTGGTGCAAATTTTTGTGATAAATAAAAAGCTAATCCTGATGCCATACATGGAACAAATCTATAAGGTACATCTGTTGCATCTGTATATGTTGAATCTGCATCTTGTATTCTTTTTACATAATAAAAATGTATATCTTTAGATGCATTAGAAGAATCTGCTGTTGGATAGATAGTAAAAGTTGTTTTATCTATAAATCTTTGTACAAAATATTGTGAAGGTGTTCCTTTAGAAAGTTTACTTGATAAAGCTGCATAAGCTGATCTAGCTATTTTTGTTAGTCCAGAATCTGCTTGAGTTGTTTGAGTTCTATTACCCCTTAATGATGCTTCAAGAATATCTGCAACACCATAAGTATTAGCAGGATTTGTAACAGAACTTGTGCCATCACCAGTTGCTCTGTAAAAAGTATATTCAGCTTGTCCTTCAATTATATCTATATTAGCTTCAGCTACTTCCCAATAATGTAAACCTCTATTACCCCATTCTTGAAAAAGAATGTTTAAAGATCTTCTTGCAGTTTTTAATTGATAACCTGAAACAGATTGTAAACC